GTTCCAGCGGTTGCGAGACCCTAAGACGCATCCCGTGCTATTGATATTCGCCTTGAAAGGGCATTGGCGTGAGAAGTACGGCGATAGCGTGCTTCCCTCCGACGACAGCGCCAAAGACGTACTAGCTAAGCTCATGGGCTGGAAGCAAGGAAGGCGCAACGGAGGCGAAGGCAGCAAGGGCGAAGGCGTAGAGCGCGGCGTAGAGGAGAGGGCGGGCTAGGAGGCGGCATGGCTTAGGCTAGGACTAGAGGGGCTCTAAGCCAACCCCACATAACTTTTATGCCATAAAGGCGCCGAGGGGTTCCTGGGCCCCATGCTGAATCTTCTTCTGAATCTAAGTTCCTTAGGTTGGGAGGTTCCGAAGAAGTTGCTAAGAAAATATATTATGAATAACAAAAAGGGTTTACTCTTCGGTGTGCGAAGCGGCCGTAAGGCAGTGAGCGGAGCACACCGTCTTCTCTTCTTTCATAGCTGTTTCCATTAGTGGTGTGCAACATTGGGGAGAGACCCCCCTTAGGGGGTCTCCCATCTTACACACTAGTAACATCTTATACATTCTTACGCGCGGGCGCGCGAGGGCAAAGTAGTGTGAAAGTGGTGTGCAGCCTTGCACACCGTCGCACACCACTCACACCACTGGGGTAGGATTAGTGGTTTGTAGAGTGTATGCGGATTAAGCGAAATAGCGGATTGGTGAAAGTAGTCCTAATCCGCCAATCCGCCTAATCCGCATCGTAAGGAGAACTAATGGGGTATTTCTTAGACCTGGCAAATCAATCTAAGTTGAGACGGCGCACAGCCAGGGACCGAGAAGCCGCAGAGAGGGGATCTATGGTTGAATTGGTAGAGAGGGGATTCACGATTGAATTGGTAAGTGTTTCGAGCACGGAGGTGTTTCTGGTCAGGGTGGATGAGTTGCCTACGGTGGGGACTTTGGTGCATATTAAGAGTGAGAATCGTGGGGTGCGTATTTGGCGGGTGGAGTTGATCCGTTTGGTGGTGGAGGAGAGTGGGTTTGGGGAGTATGCGGTTATGGTGAGGGAGATTATGGAGGATCCTGTAAGGTTAATAGACCTCTATGCTCGACCGGAACACTTAGAGGGTGGGGATTCTGAATAGATGGTGCATTTACTAACAGGTCCGACAGTAGCGGTAGAAGAGATTTCGTCTCGGACAGCCGCGATGTTCGATATCGTTGGTTATAAGCCGTGGCCCGAACAGGCCGATATCATAAACTGTAAGGACCGGTTTATTATCGTGACGGGCGGTGAGCAGGGCGGTAAGAGTATCACGATGTCGAAGGCATTTCTTAATCGTTGGCCGAAAGATATGGAAGATAAGTGGGATGGTAGCTCACCGCTGGTTTACTGGTTGGTAGGGCCGGATTACGCAAACACACAGGCAGAATTCGACTATATACGTGATGATTTCGTTCATCTATTTGGTGAGCATTCCGTCAGGGCGTCGAAGCGTGTTGACCCCGGATACATAGAGATCAAGTTTCCAGACGAGTCTAAGCCTCGTATCAGGGTAGATACCAAGTCTGGTACCGATCCGAGGAAAATCACCCGTGTTGCTCCAAACGGTATCATAGGGTGTGAGGCTTCACAGTTGGATCTAGAGACATTTGAGAGGTTAAGGGGCCGCACAGCACCTCGGAAGGCGTGGTTGCTCCTGAGCGGGACACTGGAGGGCAGTCTGGGGTGGTATCCCACGGTGGCAGAGGGGTGGAAGCAGGGGCAGTCGGACAGGCGTAGCTTCGAGTTGCCGTCCTGGACCAACAAGACCCTCTATCCTGGAGGGCGTAACGATCCTGAGATACTATCTCTGAAAGCGGAAAGCTCCGATGCCTACTTCATGGAGCGGATTGCCGGTCAGAGAGTGCCGCCCAGGGGTCTGGTGTTCGGTGAGTTCCGTCCTGATATTCATGTGAAAGATATCGAGTGGATTCCCGATCAGGCGGTGACGTTGTGGGTAGATCCCGGGTACGCCGGAGCCCATGCTGTCATGGTTTCCCAGCAGGTTAACGGGCAGGAGAACGTGTTCGACGAAATTTACGAACGAGAGATGACCACAGAGGATATGATAGATATTTCTCAATCACGCCCGTGGTGGAAAGATGTGCGTGAGGGAGTGATCGATGTGGCCGGTTGGCAACATCAAGCGATGGCGGCTCCTGCGGAGATATGGCAAAGCAAAGCGGGTTTGTACATGTCCTCTGAGCGCATACGAGAGGCAGAGGGTAGAGAGCGGCTAAAGACGTTCTTAAAACCCGACCCCATCACCGGCATTCCAAAGATAGTTTTTGCTCCGAGATGTAAGGGGATATTGAGTGAGTTCGGCGCCGTCGCAAGTCCTTTCGATGGACAGGATAAACCTTATAGGTGGAAAACTGACCGAGAAGGGAATATAGTAGGCCAGAGCCCCGAGGACAAAAACAACCACGGGATTAAAGCCACTACCTATGGCATCGTTGGCCGTCACGGTTACGCGAAATCGCAGGGACGGAGCAAGTTCCGTGTTAAGAGGTTCTGATGCCCCGTAAGACACATGCTGATCAAGCGTCAGAGATCATTGCCCTCGTTACCGATCACGAGAGTGCCACGCAGGGGCTTCGTGATCGGATGGAGGCTGACTATGGCCTGTATTTGTTGGACCAGAGACTCCCGGCCGAACCCGACGATAGACCTGACTCAAACGAAGGATTTCGTATCTACACGTCGAACGAGCCGCAGACTTACGCGGACAAGGTTATCTCCTGGTTAGCTACGGCGCATATTATCATTCGCATCCCACCGCACGATGCACAGCAGGAGGAGCGTGAGTTAGACGACGTTGCCGAGAGATTCCTGATCGGTTGTTTCGAGGCGGCGGATGATAGGCTGCTAACCATATTGATGCCTACATTGCAGGATGCGGAGGCATTCTACACTGCCGTGCGCGGATGGCTGTGCGGCCGAGTAATGATACGGAAGGACGAGGAAGGCAAGACCTTCGTTGATCTAATGCCCTGGGATCCGATGCACACATTCTGGGGCGTCGGAGAAAACGGCCTGACATGGGCGTGCTACCGCACCAAGAAGAGCAAAGCGGACATCAAGGCTATATTTGGCAAGAACGTCTCCGGTACCGATAGCGAGAAGAGTTCCTTCACCGTCTACGACTACTACGATAATGAGAGCAACACGGTCGTGATGGAAGGCGACATTGTCCTCAAGAAGTCCGAAAAGCACGGAGGTAAGACGGTCCCGGTAGTTATCGTCGCTGTCCCAACCAGCCCTCCTATCGATTCGATGGAGAGATCTGACGGAGATGATGACTCTGTTCACTACGGTGAGTCGGTCTTCAAGTCAAATAGGGCACTGTACGAGATCCATAATCTGATTTCTTCGGTTATGCTGGAGTTGGTGGCACGGGCTAGAAAGCCTCCGCTTGGTGTCTGGTCGCGTGATGGTACCAAGACCCTGGATGAAGACCCGTATGCTGAAGGAACAACGATTTCATTCGCAGACGGAGAAAGGACCGAGGCGTTAAGGCTTTTAGAGACCACCCGTGATACCGGCGCGTTTCTGGGTATTGTGTCTGGAGAGGTCCAAAGAGGCTCTCTGCCCCATAGCATATTCGGTGAGCTTCAGTTCCAGCTTTCCGGCTTTGCCATATCAACTTTAAGGCAGGGTATTGATAGTGTCGTGCAGCCGCGTATCAAAGCACTGCGTAGTTTCTATCGTCTAACGGCGGCACTTCTCAGAGAACAGTACACTTCAGGTGCGTTTGAGAACCTACGTCTAACCGGGATCACACGGCAGAACAAGTTCTTTGATCAGGAGATAGAGCCCGAGCTTGTACAGGAGGCGGGGATACCGAGAATCACGATCAAAGGACAGCTTCCCGAAGACGATCAGTCCAAGATTGTCTTCGCCCAGATGGCAAGAGAGGGCCCGACCCCACTACTCTCGGACGACTTCCTGCGGTCCGAGGTCCTGGCAATACAGGATGCCGACCTGATGGATGACCAGATCAAGAGCCAACTGGCGGAACGCGGGTTGCCGGAAGCACAGCTCTGGGTACTGATGAAAGCGGCTGAAGATAGAGGTGAGCACGCCATAGCTCAGTTCTACTTCCAACAGCTAGTTACGACCATGTTCCAAAAGATGATGACAGGGATGGTCCCGCCGGGGATGGCCCCACCCGGAATGGCTCCACCCGGGATGGGCCCACCAGGAATGGCGCCGCCAGGGATGGCTCCCGGACAAGAAAATGGGGTTCCGGGTGGTGGCGGTGGTCCTACTGCGCCACCACAAGTGATGCCAAATGCTATGATGGGTGCTAATCCACCGGCGCCGACACCGCAGGCAGGTCCGTTAGTACCACCGCAGACACCAAGGCCAGGGGCCAGGATGGAATAAGGAGAAACCATGAACGTCGAAGATATCCTAAGAAAAATCGGCACTCTTACAGGACCGGGCGGCGGGGAATTTACAGAGTCAGATGCGGCAGATGCGCTGATTGCGCTTTTCAGACAAGAGGGTCTGAGTGAAGCAGAGATTAGGATTCGGGTAGGTAATGCCCTATCAAACAGACTCCAACTTATTGCCGATTGGGATAGGGAGCGGTTAGGTGCCCCCAGTCCGTTCCCGGGTCAAGGGCTCCTGCCAGAGCAACAGGAGACATTCCGAGACGAGCTAGGCGAGCTTAGAGAAGGACGAAGACAACAGTTTGGCACGGAACTCCAATCTAGAGTGGGTCAGCAGTATTCTTTTATGCCGTCACCATTCAAGAATTTCTTAGGGCGACAGTTTGCTCCTATGGAGGCATTGTGGAACTTGCAAAGGGGTTTGGGGGATTTGGGGTCAGTTGCTGGAGGGGGCCCCCTCTGGAGGAACTTTCTCACTGATGACGCCCGATCCCAGGCACCCACTGGAGATCAACTTCGGGGTCTCGTAGGGCGGGCAGGCCGTGGATTTAGGACTGACCCTAAGCTTTTGAGCAATCAGCAAACTGCGTGGCTTCGCGAGCTAGCGGGTGACCCTGGCGAACAATATAATCTGGCATTACAGTCAGTGCTTCCTGATATATCCCCTGGGCTCCGCAACGCATTCTCTCAATTCGCTGG